TGCATTATCATATAAAGAATCATCATCTTTTGCAGTAACTAACTGCTCATCAATGTTTAAACCAACTCTATATGATGGTGTATTTGAATATGGATCTAAAACAATTTTATCAGTAGAAACATCTACAAAGGTTCCTCTGATAAAGTATGTTCCAGAAGATATACCAACTGCAGAACCAACTGCTGATGCATTTGTATCAACTAGTGTTAAAATTGTTTCTCCTTCATTTACAGCGGTATTTCCGTAAATAAAAGATTGTTCAGTTATTAATTGCTCTCCGTCTGTAAGATTTGATATCTCATTATTACTGCCTGATTGTAAATATTGAACGTAAATTGTTAAATCATTTATTTCTGTGCTTGTACCTGCAAATTCATAACTATCAATTGTTAATATTATACCAGAGGTTTGTCCTTTTAATCTTAATCCTATTAATTGATCTAAGTATAATGAAATTGGAATACCTAAATGTGTATCTACTACTCTAACTGAATGATATTGAGAATCGTAACTTATATTACCAGGTATCACCATAGACCCATCTTTAAAGATGTGACTACCAAAAGATTCAATTTGATTTTGTAAAGAAGATTGTAGAGTGGTTAATTCTCTTGCTTGAACAGGAAATCCTGGTTTAAACAGGACTCTGTAAAACTTATCTTCCTTATTAAAATCATCATAATAAGGACTTATATTTAAATTCGTTTTTTGTGGCATTTTTTAGAATTCCAAGATGATTTTAATGTCTTCCTTTTGTCTAGAGTTTCTAGTAATTAGTGGTCGATTATCTAAGTAAATTATTTCACCAGACCCTTTATTTATCTCAGGAGATGCGAGACCATTTGTAAAGTTAACTCCTAAAGAGATAACTTTATTTCCAGTAGGATTTGTACTGATACCAGTGAAGTTTTGATCTACAGTAGCAGTAAATCCACTTGGTGCAATTATACTTTCTGCTGAAGATTCAAAATCTAAGACCTTTGCTTCTGTTGTAACTCCAACATAATCTGTTTGATCTGATGTAGTCTGATTAAAATATAATGATCTATCGTTATAGTATTTAATAACATTAGTATCAGTATCATAAGAAACAATATATCCCTCTGCAGTTCCACCAGTTACTGTTTGTTGAATTTTTTCTCCAATAGTGGGAGTTCCTGTTGGGGAAACTACCTTTATTGCATTTACTGATGAAAATTCATTTGCGGTATAAGTTGCAGTAGAACCAATTGATGTTGGATTTTTAATGATACTTATTTGAGCAAATTTGGTATCTGTAGGAAAATCTTTTGTTGAATCATCAAATCTTGCATAAATTAAGAGTTTATCAGTTCCTAATTCTTTATATAAATCAAATCCATGACCTTTGGATGGTGGAATAATTGGTATTAATTTTGCAAAATTTCCTACAGAAACACCAGAATTACCAAGTGGTCCTAAATCAACCATTCCATATGTATATCCTTGACCTCCAGATGATACATTAGTTTTTGTTATCTTACCATTACTATCTGTGTCAATAACAACTTTAGCACCTGTTCCGTCACCTATGATGTCAACTTCTCTACCAACAATATTCTGAGAATATCCAAAACCTTGTTTATCAATATAAACTTTTTTAATTTGGTTATTATTTATCGTAGAATCACCATTTTCTCTGACTGATTGGATTTGAGTTTCGGTTGAAGTTGGCCAACTACCAGGAACTGAAATATATTCTGTAGAATCAAATTTTATAATATCACTTGGAGGAACTGTGAAAAGATACTTCCAAATATATCCATCACCACTTTCACCTGCTCTTGTTGGTTCTAAATCTGTGAATAAAGGTTCATCTTGTGATGCGTTTCCAGTTGTACTGATTCCAGAGGAACCATTATCAATACAAATATAAACATCAAAGTTTTTATTCATTACATAGTAATTTGCAGCATATAATCTTGTTGAATTGGTTACTGGAGATGGACTTGTGACACTATAATCATGACGATACATCTCATATCTTGTTCCTTGTGTCCAATTTCTTCTTGTTATTAACCTTCTTACATTTGCACTTGTTACCTTTTTACCGAATATCTGTGTATCACCAGCGTGATTTATATAATTAAAATTATCTGTTGGATTTGGTGTATTTGTATTCCATGTTGTAGTTCTACCAAAACCAACTGCAAGAGCTGGATTAGCGAGACCAACCACCACATAATATGAATTTGCAGAGTTATCCACTGTCTCTACAAAATTATTTGCATTTAGAATTCTAAATTGATCTGTTACAATAGCAGCCATATCATTAGCTTTTTTTTATATTTATACTACCCAAGATCCTTTCTTAATGAACCGTTGTCCCTAAGACCGAAATCTCTTCTCTGAATAGATGGG